GGGACGGTGGTGGATGTAGAAGGCGGTTCGCACTAGACTATGAAAGTCCTTACAAGAGTTTTGTTCGCCTCACAACCATTTACATGGGATCATACTGACCCGTTCTATTCCACAAATGGACATTTTGATCCAGCAAAACTTAAGGAGGGTGTAGGTAGTATGGTGATAGCTATGATCGTGCAGCACACGGATCTGATACCGGGTTCGCTTAAGCATACCGGACCAATTGTGGATGAAAGCACGGTAAATGTGTTTATTGTTGGTCCTGGAGAGTAAGAAAGGAGAAAAATGATCGTAGTAACAGACGTGTCGATGGAATGGAACGGGGAGACAAAAATTCTAACTCTTACTGTGGTGACTCAGGAAATAAGGAGCTTACCCACAGGTCCTGCTATAGCAAGCGACCCTGTGACTACTGTGACAGAGGTTGATCTTTCAGCACTCGTACTTTAACGGAGTCCGTTATGGAAGAACTAAACGAACTTCAGCAATGGGAAAAGGAGTCTGAAGAAAAAAAGAAGTCAAAGTTAAAGTACGGAATTTCCCCGTCCGAAGACCCCAATGGTTACCAAAAAAGGTGGAGGGAGGCTAACCTTGAACATCATAAAGAGTGGTCACGGTTAAACCACCTAAAGCATAAGGAGAAGCACAACGCTTGGACCAAGAATTACTATCACCAAAATAGGGAGGTTTATAAGAAAAAAGCTAAGGAGTACCGTAGGAAAAACCCTTTACAGGACCGCAAGGCCAGGATGAAGCATGATTACGGCATAACCTGGGAACAGTTCGTAAAGATGTATATGAACCAAGGGTTTTGCTGTAAACTATGTGGAAAGCCTTTTGGTGGTTATGGCGACGCCTTTATAGATCATGATCACGCAACCGGGAAAATCAGGGGTCTTCTTCACGAAAGATGCAATATTGCTATAGGGTTTCTACGCGATGATCCAGAGGTTGCGAGAAAGGCTGCAAAGTACCTGGAATTGTGTAAAGAGGAGGATAAACCATGCCCGGAATAAAACCAACAATGCATGAGTTCAAAAAAGGAACTCTACACAGTGGGTCCGAGAAGGGACCCCTGGTCAGAAATCGAAGTCAAGCGATAGCCATTGGCTTGAACCAAGAACGTAAAATGGGACACAGGGTTGGAAAGATGGTAAAGAAGAGCTAAGTGAGAGTTATCGAGCGACACTCACCGCCCGACGAGCGAAAGGACACCGTATGCAACTACGTGATTCAGAGCAGTACACCAGCCTAGCGAAAGACACACCGAAGGCTGAGAACCTGTCCGAGGAGATAGCGACACCTGGCATCGACTTGGACAAGAACATCAACGAAGGTGATTGCATGTGCGACCAGGACGACGCGATCAATGCGGCCGTGGGTCACAAGGGCCGTGCGACGTAGTCGCGCTAGCTAGTTAGTTTTCCTTTGTTATGCCGGACAAGGTTTTGTTATTTGATACGGAAACAACCGGGAAGGCCGACTTCAAGCGCCCTCTCACCGACCCTCTCCAGCCACGGCTCGTCCAACTGGCCTGCCTCCTCACTGAGGGCCTCGACGAGCTAGCTTGCATCAACGTTGTCATCACTCCATCTTTCTCCATCCCCGACGACGTTGCGCGCGTCCACGGCATCACAACGAAGAAAGCTGTCGAAACCGGCGTCGGCCTTCATAACGCCCTTGTGCTTTTCCAAGACCTTGCCGTCCATGCTGACTGGTTCGTTGCCCACAACATCGACTTCGATTCTTTCGTGTTGAAAAGTGAATTTGTTCGCTTCGGACTCCCTGACCCGTTTGTCGAGCGACCTTTGTTCTGCACAATGCGTAATAGCACGGACGTCTGCAACGTTCCTGGCCCGTACGGACCAAAGTGGCCACGCTTGAGCGAAGTTTACCAATTCGCCTTTGGAGAAACCCTCGAGCACGCACACAACGCTCTCCACGACCTTCGCGCAACATGGCGGGTTTACAAGTGGTTGAAAGACAAATTGGTGGAACGTAGCCTTGCATGATCGCCACGGACAACATCGAGCTGTCTTTAATACGTCGTAAGAAGGTAAAACTTCTTAGGGAGAAGATAGCAGCGATACGTAATGACGGTTTACTTTACTATAAGCCACACCCCAAGCAAGATGCATTTCACCGTTCCATCGTTCGCCGCAAAGCCATCTTTGGCGGCAACCGTTCGGGCAAAAGCACCTCAGGCTGTGCCGAAGACTGTGCATGGCTCCGTGGCGAACGTGCTTGGATGTCAGAGGACGATCCAGCACGACGGGACGGCATTCCCCAACGCCCCGTCAAGGGGTTAGTCGTAGGAACAAACTGGGAAAAGATTGATGAAGTCTACACGTCCAACCGTGGCGATGAGGGTAAACTTTGGAAGTTTCTCCCACGCGATGGTTTCATCAAGCGCACAACACGCAACCATGAGGGCAAAATCTACATTGTGGAGTGCAGCAATGGCTCGGTGCTCCGGTTCGCAACCGTTCGTTCCTGGCTCAACGATCCACAAAGTGTGGAAAGCACCGACTACGACTTCATCCACATTGACGAACCATGCCCGGAGGGTCTATGGGTGGGTGCTTCACGGGGCCTTATTGACCGCGATGGCCACGCTTGGTTCACGCTCACGGCTCTCACTGAGCCTTGGATTACTGATGCTTTTCTACCAGGCGGGACGTTTGAGAGGTCTGCTTTCAAAGTAGAGTGCTCGATCTACGACAACCCCTACATCTCAAGCGAAGCGATAAAGATTTTCGAGGACTCGTTAACGGACGAGGAAAAGGAATGCCGTCTATGGGGCAAACCACTACATTTGGCTGGGTTGGTCTACAAAGAGTTCCGCTATGACAAGCACGTGCTTCAGCAGCTACCAACCGGTTGGAGCGCGCCAGACTCTCCCCCGAAGTCGTGGCCAATCTACTACGCCATTGACCCCCATCCTAAAGTCCCCCACTGCGTGCTCTTTCTCGCCGTTGACCCACGTGGACGCTTCTACATCTTCAACGACATTTTCGAGCACGGGAACGTGGGCGACTTGTGCAAGATGATGAAAAAAGTCACCAATGGCCGCAATCTCATTCGCGGCATTGCCGACCCTCTCGCCTTCATCGAAGTCCAGACTACCGAACAATCATGGTCCGACGACTTCGCCATGAACGGCTTCCCGGTCGAGAAAGGTGTGAAGGACCCCATGCGCGGCATTTCCCGTGTCAAGGAACTTCTCTCTCACAACCCTCCCATACTTTTCTTCACCGAGACCGCCAGACGCACACTGTGGGAAATCCAGCGTTGGTATTGGAACGAGGAAAAGAACAAGCCCGTTGACAAGGACGACCATGCGATGGAGAACCTCTACCGCCTCGTGCTTGACGAACCATGTTGGGTGGATGAGAAAAATTACAACAGGCCAATCGGAGACGAAGTCATCGACAAGCCCTTGCTTGATCTTGGCAAGGTAACCTTAACCATATAGAACAAAATGCTCAGCAAACAGGCTCCACAGTCACTGGCACTCGGGCAACTCGGCTCGGACTTCATCGAGGACACCGGCTCCCACTCCGGCTCGTGGGGCATAATCCAATGCCTCTCAGCTTGTACCTTCACCACTCTCACCAGCGGCAACCTCCCGTCCATCCCTGCTACCGTGTGCATGACCGGCGCACTTGCGGGCGTGGCACTAAGCGCGGGCATGGAGATTCGGGGCTTTTTCACGGTCATCAAACTGGCAACGGGTAAGATTATTGCCTACCGCATATGATACTAATAATCGGTAACCTGGTCATGATTAAGAGCCAGACGCCTGCTGCGGAGCCTCCTCCTGCGACCACGGATGTCTGGGTCATCGGTGGTGCACAAGGCGAAATAATCGGCGGAGCAGGTGGTGAGGAAATCGGGGGAGGCACGCCATGAGTTCACTGACCCGCAAACGTATCCTAGCAGCCGCCACGGTCTTGGCCGCGCTAGCTTTTATCGCTGCAACCATCGTCACAAAGATCAGCCAGTACCCCGCCGTCACCACACCCGCGACCAACGATCTTTTCGTCGTGGAGTCCGGTACCACGAACAAAAACATCACCTACGCCAATCTGAAAGCTGCTATCAACCTCACGAACACATTCTCCGTCAACGCCACGAACGTCCCCACACCCAACGTCACCAACTCTGCCACGGTCACCTGGTCCATCAACGGCACCAACATCACGGCAACCTCAGCCGCTGGGGGCACAACGGTTTCGGTTAACGCTACGAATGTTTCCACGCCCAACTTCACGAACAGCTCCACAGTCACCTGGGCAATTAGCGGCTCGAACGTCACTGCAACTGCTTCCACAGCGGCGTTGACTTGGATCACTCTCACCCAAATCGGCACCAACATCTTCGGCTTTGACCCATCGCTCGGTAACTACTTCAAGCTAACCATCACCAACACCGCATTCATCCCAGCCCCCACAACACTGCCTAGCACAACCACCCCGCAAAACATCGAGCTGTGGATTTTGGAGAATAACATCGGCACCTGGTCCGTCACCTGGGCCACTAACTACGCATTCATGAACCGCACGGCCCCGCAGCAAACGACCAACGCTAACGCCATCGACATCTACACGCTCTCCGCACACGCCTTCACCAACAACATCTTCAGCGTGGTGCAGACTCCTTACTTCTGATGAAAGCAGCCCTGGTCATTCTTCTCATCGCATTCAACGCGCAGGCCGCAATGCGCCCCGGTTTTTCGACCGAGGTCAACCGTTGGAGCTACGCTGCTACCACCAACGCTGGATCAATTAGCGCCCGAACGCTTGCCGATGCCACAGTCTTGATCCGTGACATCTACTCTCTAGGCATTCGAGCCAAAATCTATCGCAACAACCAATTCGCCGGTGACGCCTTCACGGCCAGTTCGAGCACCGTCATGGGTGCCGTCCAAGCACCCATCATCAACGATTACGGTCTTGCCGTCGAGGACAGCACTGCTGCCAACAGCACTTGGACCTACGTCGAACGAGGCTCAAGTGGTGGTCTTTCGTCCTCTGCTGGGTCTTACCTTTCAACCGGCCTCGTACCCTCCACCGTCTACGCTAGCGCCACGAACGGGCATATTCTTCTCTACGTCCGCACTGCTGCAAACCAAGCTGGCTTTTGCGGCTGTCAGAAAACTGGAGTCAACAGCACTTTTGCTCTGACCGTTGGACCTTACGTCGATGGCAACACCTATGCCGAGCCATTTATCACTGCGACCAGCTACATCGCCTATTCCGACTCCAACGGGACAGGGATGTACCTGGCAAGCCGCACCTCTGCGACACTCAACACTCTTTACAAGAATGGCACATCGGTCGGCACGAACACTACCGATGATGGCCCGACCCTGCCTGACCTAAGCTTCACCATGTTCGGACTTCACGATACGATCCCGGTTATAGGGCAATTTTCGACAAAGGTCGTGGGCTGCTACTCTATCGGGATTGGCCTCACTGCTGCGGAGGCCGCAGGTTACACCACCGCTTGTCAAAAGTTCCAAACTTCCCTGGGACGATGAAACGCATCCTTGGCAAAATCCTCTGTTTCGTCGGCCTCCACAAATGGCGGCGCATAGATGAACGTGTCTATGGCTCACCACACTCTCACAAACGCTTCGTTTGTGTCCGTGGCCACTGCTTGCGCTTCTTCTATGTTCCTCGTTAACAAACTAAAACAAGCCTCTACCTGGCTTGACAAACACCCTGGCGTGATTCTTCTCATCATAATAATCGTTGCGGCCATCGCCGTCTTCTGCATTCTTTCGTGAGCGACACAGCACTATTCTTCAAACGCCAGGCTGCATGGGCAAAGTACTACAGCCCCGTTATCCTTCACGGCTTCCTCTACGTCGGTGCAGCCGTGGCGGGCATTGTCGTGATCACCCTCAAAGAATGGAAGTCTCACGAAGCCAACATTACTGTTCTCGACGTGCAAATCTTTTGGGCCACCTGTGTCTGGGTTGGCTTCACGAACTGGCTTGCTTTCGTGAGCAAAAAGGTCTCTGAACTCGAAAAACGCGAAAAGCCCAATGTGGCGAGTCCTCCTGCTTGAAGACGATGAAAACGATGCCACGATCATTCGCCACGAGCTTCGTGATCTGGCGAACCTTTCCACGGTCCGTGACCGAGCATCCTACGAAAGCGAGCTAACCCTTTTTACCAATGACGTTATCCTTGCCGATTTCTCCGTGCCTGGCTTCGTTGACTACGAAGCCCTCACAATCCGTGACCGGCTTGCGAAACACACTCCCCTCATCTACGTCACCGGTACGCTCGATGACAGGGTTGCCGCAAAAACTCTCCGTATGGGCGCGGCAGACTACATCTTGAAAAGCTACATAGGCCGGTTAGCCCACTCTATTGCCGTAGCTTTGGAACTCAACAAGACCCGAGCAAGACGCGAGCAACTTCACCCGGTGAAGGCTGAGATACTAATCGTCGAAGACAACGAGGACATTCTAGAACTGCTAACTCAACTTTTCCAGGTTCAAAACACCGTGATCACCGCTGTTACCAAGATCAAGGATGCCCTCGAAGTCGTGAATAAATACTTCTTCCACCTTGCCCTGATAGACCTACAAATGCCCGATGGCTCCGGGGTTGAGATCGTACGAAAGATCAAAGAGGTCTCCCGCAACTGCATGGTCATCATCACCTCTGGCTTTCCCGACATGCTTACCAAGGCACAAGGGCTAGGATACATCGGTGTGCTAATGAAGCCATTCTCCGTCTCCGTGGCTCACGAAATCCTCCGCAAACATCGCCTAAACTACAATGACTAATGGCAATTCAGGAAGCCTCAAAGCGTATAATCGGGAAAATCATGGATCAGTTGAGTGGTCAGGAACGAGGCACAGAAGTCCGCCTTTCCTACCCCGATGCGATTTTGTTATGCAGTCTACTCACCCTGCTCCAAGAACAGCAAAAGCTATTCGACGACTTGGAGTCCAAGTCACAGTCCTGGTTGCACTAACCCTGCTCACAGCTTGCCAGGGACTTTACATTGGTGCAGTGACCTTGACCAAGGTCGTGGACTCGGCCTCTCAACAATACGCCCAGCTTTACAACGACGGACTTGTGCCACAGGATGTTGCAGCAAAAGCCGCAGAGGCTCACCTGGCCTACCAGCGAGCTTCCAAGGTCGCCCACGACGCCCTTGTGGCCTACAAAGCTAGCGGTGACTCACGTGACTACGCTACCGCGTTCGATGCTGCGAAGCAGGCGGCGAAGAACTTTGTAGACTTCATCGTACCGCTACTAACCAAACCACAGGCCCAAAGCCTGCAAACCCAGCTTGTGAAAGCTACCGCATTATGAGCGAAGTCCTCCTAGCAGCGATCCTGAACTTTGCCGCAAGGTTCGGCATAGACGCGGCGATGGCCTTTTTGCAGAGTCGAGGCGCAACCATAGATGACGCTATCAACGCGTTGCAAAAAGCGAGCGAGAAAAGCCTTGCAGACTACGTGAGTGAAGACCTTGCAAAGCGCAAGAAGGCCCTGTTCGAGTCCACCCAGACGTAACATGGACGATTCCATTTACAAGGACCTCTCGAACGAGGAACAATCGAAGTTCCAGACGCAAATGCTCACGGACTGCCGTGCTCTCGTGATGATCTCACGTCGCAAAATGCAGGGCTATTACCCTCGCTGGGATCGCAACGATGAAATCTTTCGCAACATTCGGCCACGTGACGCTGACGACGTAAAGGCCCGCGAACGGGGGGAGCCTGAGAAACTCGTCGTGCCTATCCCCTACTCCCAGGTAATGACCTTCATTGCCTTTTGCTATTCACTCTATACTCAAAGGGACCGTATCTTCGAACTCGAGGGCTTCACGGCGGAGGATGATAAGCCAGCTAAGGTAGCGGAAGCCTTACTGGCTCAGAACCTATCCCACAACCGCTTTGAAGCCCTTTTAAACCTGTGGCTGCTAGACATCGCACGTTTCGGCCTTGGCATCATCAAGGTTCACTGGGTCACCGAGAAGCAAATGATTCGTGAGCAAACCACCACCCCTGGCAAATCGTTCATGGGCGTTCGCTTGATGTCGCCAAGCACCACGGAAGCCATGAAGGAGGTCGTGTCGTACCAAGGTAACAAACTAACCCACATCTCGCCCTACCGTTTCTTCCCCGATACCCGTCTTCCACTTACCCGTTACCAGGAAGGCGAGTTCTGTGCTTCAGAGGACCTCTACAGCATGTCTCAACTCAAACAATGGGAGCACGAGGGCCTTGTGGCTGGCGTGGACAACATTAAGCCCATCAACAAGGACTTTGAAATGATCCGTGGTTACCGCTTCGACACTGGCGAAGAAAGCCTTGGGGCGTTTTCACCTGGTTCCGGGATGCGTGGGGATGGCCAGGTGAAGAAGACCGTGCTGGTTACGGAAATCCAGCGCACAATCGTCCCGGCAAAGTATGAGATCGACGGCGTTCCGCTTGGCAAAGAGGACTACCCCGTTAAATACGTCATATGGCTCGCCAACAACCAACGCGTGATCAAGTGCGAGCCTCTCGGCTACCTCCACAACGAGTTCACCTACATAGTTGCCCCGTTTGTCTATGACGACAACGTCCATGTCGGTGATGGCCTCATGGACACGATCGGGATGCTTGCTGACGTGATCACCTGGTTCATTAACTCGCGCATCACCAACGTCCGCAAAGTCATCGGCGACAAGCTGATCGTGCAGCCAAAGAACGTCAACATGGACGATCTGGAGCAACGTCGTCCGGTGATCCGACTCACCTCGTCCGCCACGGGTGACATCGACCGTAGTCTCAAACAACTCCAGCTTACCGACGTCACTGCGAACCACATTGCGGACACGAAATACTTGCAAGAGATAGTGCAGATTGTAACAGGGATCAATGACTCGTTACTAGGGCAGTTCCAGCCAGGGCGACGCTCTGCCACTGAACACCGCAATGTCACAAGCGGAAGCGCCGCCAGACTGAAAGCCTGCGCCTCTGTCCTGTTCAAAATTGCCCTCGAACCAATGGCGCGGCAAATGCTGTCGAACCTCCAAGATGGACTCGACGAAGAACAATTTGTCAAGCTTGTGGGACTGCAAAACTCCCTCGACGCGGAACGCTTTGTTGGTGTGACAAAACAAGACCTCGTCGGCAGTTATGAGTTCGAGTTGTTCGACGGCACGCTACCCTCGGAGCGTTACAACACTGCCCAAGCTCTCGAAGAAGTGCTCACCATGTTACTACAAAACCCCAACGCTGCCGTTCTGTTCGGCCTTGACCCGAAAAAGATTCTTCGTGAAATTATGATCCTTAGAGGGATCAAAAACCCAGAAAGATTTGCCCTTGACAACGCCACCATGTCTAATATAATAACCGCTATGAGGTCAGGTGTAACAGGAAATGGAGGAACCGGAAATGAAGCTGCTAGCGAACAACCAGGTGTACCTCAAGCTGTCTAATGGTGGCTACGTGATAGTTGACGCGCATAGGCTTTCTGATTTGAGGGATTATACGTGGTCTCGGGATAAGAGTGGACGTGTTAATGGTATTAAGTCTGTTAGTCTTGCTCAGATTATCAATAAGACTCCTAAAGGTTTCGTTACCGATCATGTGGACGGGGATCTTAACGACTACACTGAGAAAAACCTTAGGACTGCTACTCACTCTCAGAACTTAGCTAATGCTAGAAAAAGGAAAGGGTGTTCTTCGATCTACAAAGGTGTTTCTTGGAACGTTCACCTTAATCTTTGGCACGCCAGAATAATGGTAGATGGAAAGTTAATTCGGTTAGGTTTGTTCGATAATGAAGTGGATGCTGCCAAGCGTTACGATTCTGCTGCGTGGTATTTCTACATAAACTTCTCGAAGAGAAATTTTGAAGGTTTGCCAGAACCTTACTTTCCTGGATCAAACAAAAGTGTTAGAGACATTAAGAACGAGAGAGAAAGGGCCGTTTTTGAGTGACCAACCACTGCCATCCGATCCGGAGCAGTGCCTTCGGGGTCTCAGGAACCTGGCGGAGAATCTGTTTTACCGTCACCTGGTGCAGGAGGCAATGGAACTGGCGCAGCAGCAGTTGCGTGAAGTTATGGAAGACTCTGGCGAAAACATTCCAGTCCACTTCAAAGCAATCGGCTTTGTGAACGGTTTGCAACGCTTTGCAGATATTTTGAACGAACAGATAACACTCTACAACGAGAAAGCGAGGGCACAACGTGAAGAAGCACCCAATATTACTCAGCCCGGAGGGTGACGCCGGGGGTGGAGGTCAGGGCGATGAAGGTGGGGAGGAACGTAAAGACCAAACCTTCCAGGAAGACGGTGATGGAGGCGAAGGTGAAGACGAGGGCGAAGGAAAGACTAAGCTTGCGCCGTCGACGGGCCTTACGAAAGACGACATTACTGATATACTCTCTCGTGTCATCCCCGCCGGCGGTGCTCCTGAAACGAAGCAACCAGAAAAGCAGTACACGCCGGAAGAAATCGAGAAAATCTTAAACGTTTGGAAGCCAGATGCCTCGTTCCTCAAGAAAATGGGCTTTGCAGAACCGACGGCGGAGCAGCTTGCGGCGATCCACGAGATGAGAGACGCCCTCGTGCGCCAGGCTAACACGATGTCCGAGGCACGTATCCAGCAGCTCCTTACGGAGCGTGAGGCTGAGATTCAGGAGTTGCGCTCGTATGTATCAGAACAGCGTGCCGAAGCAACCACGAAAGCTTTCTACACGGCAAATCCGGAGCTTGAGCAGTACGAAGAAGTCGTAGAAGCCGTCTCAGCGAAACTCGAAAGCCAAGGCTTCAAAGCACCGACACAAACCAAGGTCTTCGAGGAAATAGCAAAGAACACTCATGAGGTTCTCAAGCGCATGAATGTCAAGGTGGACAAAACCAAGCCGGCCAAGCCAGCGGGGACAAGAATGGCAAGCCTTGCCGGCGGTGGTCAAGGTGGTGGAGAGAAAGGGGA